AGTCAACTACTTCAAGGTTGGAAAGACTCTTGTAGTAAGTATGGTCTAAAGACTAAACTAACTGAAGATTCTATTTCTAAAATACTTGAAGGTGATGTTGAAGAAAGTCAACAGTTCATTAAAGAACTGAAGTACAAACAAGAACGTGATAAACATGAAGGGAAATTAAAATTAATACCCGGAATGAGTCCTAAAATAATAGGTGGAGTAGCTAAAGGAGCTTCTGATTTTATCAAAGCTAATGACGCACTTAACGGTGACTTTACGGCTTCTGAGTTACTTGTCGACATGGCTGTAGGAGTAATACGCCAACAAGGTGTTCCAATTCCAGACAGTGTTAAGAAGACAGCTAAGAACGTAATTAACGAAACTTTTAAACGAAGAGGTAGTAACGAAACAGTATCCGGTTTCGGATCATCGAATACACCTGAACCTAAAGATGGTGTTGTAATAATGAATCCTCCAGTTGTGAATCTGAAGTTTGATACACATCTAGAAAATTCACTCTATGAACCTCTACTTGTTAGACCGACAGTAGACGTAACTAGTGACAAAGGTACACCGACCGCTTTCATGTCTGGAGTAAGATGGACACTTCCTCCTCAGAACGATTACATGACAGAAGTTTTTGATACTTGGGTTTCAAATTTTCAAATTAAAGCTCAAGCCTTACAAGGTTTTAATATTCAAGCGACTAAATTATTTACTGTTCCAAAACTTAAAACAGTTTTCCAGTACTATATGAACGCTCTCTCTGTTTATTATTTCTACGCTAATACTTACGCGTATACAATGATGAATGAGAATACTGGTTCTAGAACTAAACTTCGTGAGATGTTTAACACAGACGATCTACAGTATATTCAACTATTAGAAGAACGATTAAACGGTTTACCCATTCCTCCTCGTCTTAATGAGAGAGCCGCTTTTCTGTTCTCAATATACCATACTTCTAGAGGTAGTAGAACGTCGAACACAATTAGTTTCACACCACTTCAGTTAATTGACGATGGTAATCAAGGTTTTGTTGGTATTAGTCCATCCAACGGAATTAAGGAACAATTGACTTACTTAAAAGACAGTGACTTTGTCGAAGTAACAGCCATGTTAGCTAGAGTATTTCCTAATTGGAAGAACACTAGAGTTGGAGCTTCACAAACACCAGATTGTTATTCTGATGACTTTAACAATATTTGGTATAATAGTCCGGGTTATACAGACGTGAATGGTAGTTTAAATTTCCCTTACTCTGATTTAGTTAATGATGAAGTACGTTATGTTCAATTCAACGACTTTACTAGAGGTAATCACGGTGATCAACAAGCTACCTTCTCAATCTATGACACACAGCTACAGACTTGGTCTGGATTCCTAACTCCTTACACATCATCATACGGTGTAGAAGGTGAACCTAAAGAAACTAATAGATACGCTTTTGTTTCTACTAGTAACTTAGGTCCACGATGGGTACCAGCTGATTGTGCTACAGGTGGTAGAACACCTTTATTACATAGACAACCGTGGACTAACTACTACGTACTCGGAGGTTGGAATATACATATTCCGAACGGTTCTTACGAACTATTAGGTAATTCAATCGAATCTAATGGTATTATACAAGCGAAACATCTAAATTACATGTTAGGTGAAGGTCTTTCTAGTACTTCGAATGAAAGTAAACCACCTAAACGTAAGTTTAGAGGTAAACCTAAAACAACAAAGGAGTAATTAAATGAGTATTAAGAGTGAAGTGTCCCGCATATCCAAACAAGTTTCTAATGAGTACGGTCTTAATAACTCAGAAGAATCATCGCTATCCCGTATACTTTCAAGACTTGTGTTAGGTACTGAAGACGAACCCGTTATTGTATCACCTTACGCTGAAAGGTTAGGTGCGTCTAATGTCATCGATGACTTTAATGTTGTTTTCGATAAACACAGTGACTCTTTAATACCTACTCTGTTAGAATTAGAAATGTCCCAAAAGGACAAGATGGGACCACGTTCAATTGCTAAACCTTGGACGGAAATAAGATCTGATTTCATGGAGTACTTCAAACCGTTGAATTCAGACAAGGAACCGAAGGCTATAAAACCTGAACAACAAAGTCGTCTACGCCCATCCTCTGTTGAGACTGTCATCAATAACGTCAAAAACAGTACTAGTTCAGGACTTCCGAATTTACTCAAGAAAGGTAGTGTGAAAAACCTTTTCATCGATAGTGAGTATTTAAAAGAACAATTAAGTCGATTTTATCCTTGTGTTCCTTTTATTAGAACTCAAGAACGCGGTAAAACTAGAGTCGTTTGGGGTTTCCCTATTAGTAGTTTAATCCAAGAAGGAACTATATTTTATCCCCTTCTTTCGTTTCAGAAGAAGTTAAAGTGGCGATCAGCCCTTAGAGGTCCAACCGATGTGGACAAGGAGTTAGTTACTATGGTCAAGAGATGTAACGAATCTTCCGGTTACCTATTATCTATTGACTTCAGTGCTTACGATACTACAGTCAAAAGACCATTAATCACTTTGTGTTTTGAGTATGTTAAATCTTTGTTCCAAGAGAAATACTCTAACTTGATTGATGAAATAAAGGAGAATTTCATCACAGTACCTATGGTTACACCTAACGGTATAATCAAAGGAGATCATGGAATACCAAGTGGTTCCTATTTTACTAATGAAATAGGTTCTCTTAATCAATACATTATATCTAAAGATTCAGGAATACCGAGTGATTATCAGATTCAAGGTGATGACGGAGTTTACTGTTGTTCAAGTGAAGAGAAAGCCAATTCACTGTCAAACTATTTCACACTCTTTGGATTAAATGTTAACAAAGAGAAATCTTATATATCTCCCGAATATTGTATCTACTTACAAAAGTTATATCATATTCACTATATAGACAAAGGTATATTAGGTGGTATTTATCCTGTTTACCGAGCTTTAAACAGAATACTATATCAAGAACGTTTCGTAGACTTTCTGGATTATGGATTAGTTGGTCAAGACTATTATTCCATTAGGACAATCTCAATCCTAGAAAACTGTAAGTTTCATCCACTTTATGAAGAGTTAGTCAAATTTATTTTGTCTCTAGACAAGTATAAACTAAAATATTCTGAAAAGGGTTTGTCTAAGTATGTAGAGATGTTAGTCAAAACTGAGGGTTCAGAGGGATTGATTATCAATCAATTTAGTGATAATGTGAGAGGAATAGCGAACTTCACAACTACTAAGTTAATTAATAAACTATCTTAGTTCACCCGGAGTCACCTTACAG